AATTTAATACGCACGCAAGGTAGTAGTCGCCTTGCAAGAAGGTCGCACATCGTGTGGCTTTTTTGATTGTTTGAAAGGTGGTGATGGAAAATTGAGTGGATTGAGAATAAAACAAAAGAGATTTGCAGATGAGTACATCATCTCAGGTAATGCGACGGAAGCCTATAAGAAAGCAGGTTATCGTGTTTCTAGTGATAGAGTGGCAGGCGTTGAAGGACATAAGTTACTAAAGAATCCTAAGATTAAAAGCTATATAGATGAACGACTGAAACAGCTTGATTCTGAAAAGATTGCGGATCAGCAAGAGGTCTTAGGTTATCTAACTTCAGTCATGCGAGGAGAGACGCAAGAACAGACCTTGATAAGCATTGGAGAACTAGGGCAGACGATTACGGATATAGATGTAGGAGCTAAAGATAGAATCAAGGCGGCTGAACTTCTTGGTAAACGGCATAGGCTTTGGACGGATAAGGTAGAGGCGGATGTTTCTGGAACGGTGGTGTTTGCAAATGAGTCAGACATACCAGATTAAGCAAAACGATATTGTCGTTGACTTACCTAAGACAGTAGGAGCTGGGTACGGACAGTTCTGGCGCTCAAGAAGTCTTTATCGTGTAGTCAAAGGGTCCCGTGGTTCGAAGAAGTCCAAGACAACCGCTTTAAACTATGTTGTCCGTCTTTTGAAATATTCCTGGGCCAACTTGCTTGTTATTCGTAGGTATTCGAATACAAATAAGCAATCAACTTATACGGATTTTAAATGGGCGTGTAATGTGTTGGGGGTGACTCATTTGTTTAAATTCAATGAGTCTTTGCCTGAAATAACCATAAAAGCGACTGGTCAAAAAATCCTATTCCGTGGTTTGGATGATGAACTCAAAATCACATCTATCACGGTCGATGTCGGCAGTCTTTGTTGGGCATGGTTCGAGGAAGCATATCAAATTGAGACTGAAGACAAGTTCAGCACGGTTGTTGAGTCTATCCGTGGTAGCTTAGATGTACCTGATTTCTTTAAACAAATCACAGTCACATTTAACCCGTGGAATGAGAGGCATTGGCTCAAGCGTGTATTCTTCGATGAAGAGACGAGACGGGCTGACACATTCGCTACTACAACCACTTACAAATGCAATGAGTGGCTTGATGAAGTCGATATCAAACGCTATGAGGATTTGTATCATACGAACCCCAGACGTGCTAGAATCGTTTGTGATGGCGAAATGGGGAGTTGCTGAAGGTTTAATCTACGAAAACGTGACTGTCAAGGATTTCAATAAAGATGAATTACTACAAGATTCAGCTAATAAGTTATGTATCGGTCTTGACTTTGGTTTTACTCATGATCCAACTGCTTTGTGTTGTTCGTTGATAAATGACACGACGAAAGAGATTTATGTCTTTGATGAGGCGTATAAAGTCGGATTGATAACCAAAGAAGTTGCGAAGATGATAAAGGACAAAGGTTATCATCGCTCACAAATCATTGCTGATAGCGCTGAATTACGACTGATTGAAGAGCTCAGGTCAGAACATGGCATATCTAGAATAAAAGAGAGTCGGAAAGGTAAGGATAGTATTATGGCAGGTGTATCCAAATTGCAAGGATACGCTATTTATGTGCATCCAGATTGTAAAAACATCATGGATGAATTTTATAGTTACTGCTACCAGCGAGATAAAGAAGGCAACTGGTTGAATAAACCAGAGGATAAAAACAACCACTTGATGGACGCTTTGCGTTACAGCCTTCAATGTATCGAAGGTGGGAAAGCAACCGTCCGCAGACGTTCTGATTATGGTCTATAGAGAGGAAAGACATGTACCAATATTTAACCTATCCACGGGATGGATATGATGAGGGTTCTTTGAAGAAAGACCTGATTTACAAATTGATAACGATACATAACACTGAAAGTTCACATTTGAAGAAGCTTAAAAGCTACTACATGGGCGAGCATGCTATCTTAAAACACACGAGACGCAACGTGAACGCACCCAATTACAAGACGGTAGCTAATCATGCCAAGGATATCGCAGACACGGCTACGGGCTATTTTATGGGCAATCCTATCAAGTATAACAATACTGCTGACGGTGATATTGATGAACTACTTACAGCCTTTGATGGTGCTGAGATTGACCAAGTGGATGCGCAGAACGCACTAAATATGGCTATCTACGGCCGTGCTTACGAGTACATCTATGCTAAAGAGGGTATGACTGAGTTGGATTCAACTAGTATTGATCCGGAGAATACTTTCATGGTCTACGATGATAGTATTGAGCGGAAGCCTTTGTTTGCGGTCTATTACTATGAAGTAAAAGACGATACGAAAGACACTACCAAGCACCAGGCTGAGGTCTTTACCGAAAATCTGCACTATCACATGGTGCTGAGAAGTACAGATTCAGGAACAACTCAGAGCGAGGAGGCAACACCTCACAACCTTGGTCAAATCCCAATTATCGAGTATCGCAATAATCACTTTGCGATTGGCGACTACGAGCAACAAATTAGCTTGATAGACGCTTATAATTCCTTGATGGGGAATCGTGTCAATGATAAGGAACAGGCTGTAGAGTCTATACTTGTCTTGTATGGCACGCAGTTAGCAGACACTCCAGAAGACGCTAAGGTAGCAATGAAGATTCTTTCTGAAGAAGGTCTTTTGGAATTGCCGGGCGATAGTGCAAGGGCTGAGTTCTTGAAGAATACGCTGGACGAAAGTGCTACTGAAATCTTGCGTACAGCTCTTAAAGAGGACATCTACACATTTAGCCATGTGCCTAATTTGACTGATGAGAATTTCGCAGGGAATACATCAGGCGTAGCCATGGAATTTAAGCTGATGGGCCTTGAGATGATTACTAAGACCAAGGAAGCGAACTATAAGCGAGGATTGCGTCAGCGTATTGCGATTTTTGCTCATTACTTAGGCATGAAGCAGATTGCTTTAGAGTCTCATTCAATCGTTCCACAATTCAGTCGTGGTTTGCCTAAGAACTTATTAGAAATCTCTCAGATTGTGAACAATTTGGAAGGCAAAGTGACCAATAGACAGCTTATTTCTCTCTTGCCGTTTGTGGAAGACCCTGACGCTGAGCTGGAAGCCTTGGAAGAAGAGAAAAAGAAGAACATGGAAGACATGCCGATGTTCAACAAAGACAACACGAAACCCGAAGACGAGGTAGAGGATGAAGAATCAGGAGTATTGGGCGAAGAGGAAAGCCAATCTGATTTACCAGCAGATGGACAAGGCCGAAAAGCAGGCAGACCAGTTCGATAAGGTCTATCAGGAAGCTAAGACTTACTTGGATAAGGAAATCAATAAGATTTTCGATAAATTCCAACGTGATTATGGTCTAAGTCAGGTAGAAGCTAGACAAGTCTTGAAGAACATGAAAGACAAGAAAAATCTGAATGAACTTCGTAAAGTACTTGAAGCGAGACCGAATGACCCGAACATCCAAAGATTACTAGCTGACTTAGACAGCCCAGCTTATTCTTTCCGCATGAAGCGCCTAGAGCGTTTGAGCGACGATTTAGATCGTATGCGTGAATCTATCTATCATTCGGAGAAGACAGGCTCAGATGCCTTTTATAGCGACCTGATGAAGGATAGTTACTACAAGGCTACCTTTGACCTACAACAGCAGACAGGACTAGCATATGGCTTTTCTGGGCTTCCTGAGAACGAGATTAAACATCTACAGTCTTTTAGTTGGGTAGGAGATGGAAGTACGTACTCAACAGACATCTGGAAGAATACAGGAAAACTTACTTCCAGCATAAAAGATGAACTCCTCATTAGCCTCATGACAGGCAGAGATACACGAGAAACTGCACAAGCAATTGCTGAGAGGTTCAATGTAGGTCAGAACGATGCAAGGCGTTTGGTTCGAACAGAATCCGCCTTTTTTCATAACCAGATGGAGCTACTCAGCTATGAAGAAGCAGACATAGAAAAGTATATCTTTGTGGCCGTCTTAGACAAGCGTACATCACGCATTTGTCAGGAGCATGACAATCAGGTCTATGATAGGGATAAGGCTGTCCCTGGTGTCAATTGTCCGCCTATGCACCCTTGGTGTAGGTCTACTACTGTCGGATACGATGAGGACGCAGACTACAGCAAGTTGAAGCGCAGAGCAAGGAATCCAGAGACAGGTAAAGTTGAGTACGTGCCTGCCGATATGACTTATAAAGAGTGGTATAGCAAGTATGTTGCGAAAGACGGGGAAAAGGTGTATAATCAAGATACAAGAGAAGCCAAGGCGAAATTTTATAGCGAACAACTATTGTCCAAAATTTCAGGAGTTGAGCCAAAAATTACAAGTGATATGCAACGTATCGCAGGAGAAAACAAATTGGCAGGTCTTGAATTTAGGAAGAAAACAGTTGAGTCATTATCACGTAAAATTACAACAGATAGCCAAGCTGAAAATATAAGTTTATCAAAGGCTACAAGTAAAATTAACGATGCTTTGCGGTATACAACTATTTTCGATCCCGATACTTTCGCAAAAGAGTATTTGAAGATGAAACAGAAGCTTATCGCAGAAGGTTATAAAATTGTAAAAGTAAAAAACACTTGGCTAGTAGATGGACCATACAAAGGTGTGAATACAGTCGTTGAAAAAGATGGTATCAACTTTGAAATGCAGTATCATACTCAGGAAAGTTTCGACTTAAAAAATGGTTCATTACATGAACTCTATGAGAAGTATCGTGATACGAATACATCTGATCTAGAACGCATGAAATTATTTAAGGAAATGCTTGATTTAAGCAATGGGCTTGAGATTCCTAAAAATATAGAGAGGGTGAAGTGATATGAAAGATATTAAATACTACCGCACAACGACGAACAATGCTCAAGTACTTCGTTTGATTGATGGTGTCATGCAAGTTTTTGACATTGAAAAAAAGTGGGTTAATAGCATGGATTGGTTTAATAAAATCTTTTTTAATGACTTTACGGATTTTGAAGAAATTTCAGAAAATGATGCATTTACTTATATTGACAGGATGGTAGCGGCATGATTGATATTGCCTTGGCTATCGCTAAAAAAGCACATGCAGGGCAGGTAGATAAAGCGGGTGTTGATTACATACAGCATCCTCTCTATGTGGCCAGTCAAGTCAACACTGAACAAGAAAAAGCTGTCGCTCTTTTACATGATGTGATTGAGGATAGCGATATAACTGCTGCCGATTTATTCGCGTCTGGCTTGTCAAATGAAGTTGTTACAGCGGTACAAATTTTGACAAAGAAAAAAGGTCAAAGTTATCAAGAATATCTTGGGAAAGTAAAATCAAATAATTTAGCAAGAGTTGTAAAACTTGCAGATTTGAAACATAACTCAGATTTATCACGTTTGAAATCTGTTACCAATACAGACTACGAGCGTGTTAAAAAATATAAAAATGCAATTCACTACTTAAGCACCTAGAGAGATCTAAGTGCTTTTTTCGTACCCAGAAAGGAGTGAGGAATGAAATACCGTAAAAAACCAGTAGTGGTCGAGGCTGTGCAGTGGAACGGCAATAACCATAAAGAGGTAATTGACTTTGCAGAAAATAAGATTTGGTTTGATGCACTTGGGAATATATGGATTGCTACACTTGAAGGTGATATGGTAGCTAAAAAAGGGGATTATATTATCAAAGGCGTGCAAGGAGAATATTATCCATGCAAGCTGGATATTTTTGCAGAAACATATGAAAAAACGGAGGAATAAAATGTTAGAAAAAGCAAAACAATTGGCATCGCAAGAATTTTCACGCTTATCAGGTCGTGAAATCAAAGCAGAAGACTGCTTTGTAGTTTGGTTTAGCAAGACCCTGCAAAACTGGAAAGCTCTTGTTAGTACGAACGCAATTACATCAAGCGAACCTTGTGGAAATTATGCAGAAATCACGCATAACGGAGATAAGAAAGAGACTTATGTGGATGTTTACGCCAAAGTTTCAAATCGTGCCATTAAAGATTAGGAGGTGATCCAACATCTTGACTTGCAGGAATAGACTGCTATAAATTGCTATAAACCGCATCGAAATCGAGGCGGTTTTCTTATGCCCTAACCGTATGGAACCCCGTACGGTTTTTATATTGTCCAAACTGTACCGATGACATTAAAAGCTGTACTGTTCCGTCGCCGGACGTAAAACGAGATTATCGAGTGGCGACGTAATCGCTGGAGGACAATTATGTCAGAAGAAATCAATGCAACTGTATCTACTGAATCAACTGAGACTGTCGACACTCAAGGAAATGTTGATTCAGTGCAGGAAGAAAAGCACGAACGAACTTTCACTCGTGCTGAAATCGGTAAGATGCTATCTGCCGAACGCTCTAAATGGGAAGCTGAGCAAGAAGCCAAGGAAAACGAAGCTAAGAAACTTGCCAAGATGAACGCTGACGAGAAACAAAAATATCAGTTGGATCAGCGTGAGCAAGAACTAGCTGACCGTGAGAAGGCTATTGCTCGCAAGGAATTGACCGCAGAAGCTAAAGCAATGCTAAGTGAACGTGACTTACCTGTTGAGTTAGTAAATGTAGTTGATTTGACAAGCGCAGAGACGGTATCGCAGTCTGTCGCTGTATTGCAGAAATCATGGGAGCAAGCCGTGCAAAAAGGCGTTCAAGAAAAACTAAAAGGCGGAGCTCCAATGAAACAAGCGCCAGTCGATAGTGACGGTATCACAAAAGAAGAATTTGCTCGTATGGGTTATCAGAGTCGAAATGAGCTCTATCAAAAGAACCCAGAGCTTTATAAGAAATTGAAAGGATAATAGAAAATGACAGCAGGACAAACTAAATTAGCCACTATGGTTAATCCAGAAGTAATGGCGGATATGGTAGCCGCTAAATTACCTAAATTGATTAAATTTACACCGCTAGCGTATGTAGAGACAAAGCTTGAAGGTCAACCAGGTAGCACTTTAACAGTGCCAGCATGGGAGTATGCAGGAGACGCTACTGAAATTGAAGAAGGCCAAGCAATTACGCCAGACCAATTGACTACTAAAAAGACTACTATGACCATCAAAAAAGCAGGTAAAGGTTATGAAATTACCGATGAGTCTCTTTTGTCAGGTCTTGGTGACCCACTAGGTCAAGCGACTTACCAGCTTGGTTTAGCTATTGCCAACAAGATCGATAATGATTTGGTAGCGGTAGCTAAAACTGCAACACAACATATTACAGAAACTCCAACAACTCTTGAGGCAATCGATAAAGCTCTAGATATCTTTGAGGACGAAGAAGATGCACAGTATGTTGCTATCATCAACCCTAAAGATGCTACTAAGCTAAAAACTGCAGTAGCAAAAGAATGGATTAAAGGTTCAGAGCTTGGAGCAAATATGGTTGTTTCTGGAACCTTCGGTGAAGTTGATGGTGTGCAAATCGTGCGCTCTAAAAAAGTTGATGAAGGTAAAGGCTTCCTTGTTAAAGTGTCACCAAGTCAAACTCAGACAGACGACGCTAACAAATATGGAGCTTTTGTTATCTTGCTTAAACGTGATGTGGCTATCGAAACAGACCGCGATATCTTGAAGAAGACTACCGTAATCACAGGTGATGAACACTACGGCGTTTACCTTTACGACCCTACACGAGTTGTAAAATTCGGTGGCGCGTAAGAGGTGACGATATGAGTTTATTGCTACGACGTCATTATATTCAAGAAGAGCAGGTTAACCAGTATTCTGATTTAGAGAATAAAACTCTAGAAGAGTTGAAGGATCTAGCGAAAGAAGCAGGTGTAGCAGGCGCTTATAAGTTGACAAAAGCCGAAATTGTAGAAGTTTTGGAGGAACTAAAAAGTGAAATTTAAAATCAAACAAGATTTCTATGATTGGGAATCAAATGTGAAACGACTGGCAGGAGAGGAACTTGAGATTACTGAGGAGCGCTATGCTGAGCTGGCTGACAATATTGCCAGCAACGGTGTCACTATCTCAGACGTTCTTGAGAAAATCCTCCCTGAACCTGAGTTCTTAGAAGAGGATTGATATGTCTATAGAGTTGCTGAAGAAATTAACAGGCGAAGAAGATACTCAGCTTCTCATGTTGCTCCAAACAAGAGCTACAAATCTTATCTTGTCAGAGACTAATCGAACATCTTTGACACCTGCTTTAAGTCTTTTGATACCTGAGGTTGCTATCGAGCTCCACAACCGCTCAGGAGCGGAAGGAGAGCGTTCTAGAACCGAAGGTGGTATAGCAGTAGTCTACGGAGAAAACGGCCTATCTACGGGTCTTCTACAGCGAATACGCATGCACAGGCTAGCAAGGGTGGCAGGCCATGTTTTTGAAGCAGAGTAGACTGAAACCTTATCCAATGCGACGGTTTGAAAAGACTGTCACTGAGGAAGGTGTCGCGAAAGAAGGGTATGCCAAGGAAGCTGAGACAGTCCGCCTTGAATTGTGGCCAGCTAGTAGCAAGCTACAATCTGAATTGTATGGCGAGCGTGTCAATGATATTTTGAACGCAAATGCCAACAAGTCAGCTACTATCAAAGTAAAAGATGGTGTGTGTATCGATAGTCAGACAGAAGTGACTCACAGGGTTATTTCTAAAAAGGTCTACACACATCATCAAGTTTTGGAGTTAGAGCGTGTCAGGGCTACTAGGGGCAGATAGGCTCATAGCTAAATGTAGACGATTGGCTAGTAAAAAAACTGGCGAGGATATCGTCTTACGTGCGGTACACAATGCTACTATAAAGGTTGTCCAAGCAGATGCAAGAAGACTCGCACCAGCGAGAGATGGAGAGCTTATAACTAGTATCAAAACTAGGGCAAAAATGGACGGAGATAAGGCTATAGGCGAGGTTTACACCAATCTTAAATACGCTCCTTACGTTGAGTTTGGGACAGGGCCAATAGGACAAGCTAGCCATTCGGGTATCTCTCCAGAGGTCAGCGTCACTTATAAGTCTAGTCCGTGGTATGTGCATGAAGACCAAATCAATGTAGGACCTTACCATTTTCAAAAAATTGGGGAGTTCTACAAGATGTATGGTCAACCTGCCCAGCCTTATCTTTATCCAGCTTTGAGAGACAATCAAGAGCGTGTGTCTAAGAATATTTCGAATTATGTCCGTAGAAAGATAAGAGAACAAATAAAATGATTAATATCAAGCCTGTTATTTATAAAGAATTGCAAAAGGTTGCAGATAATGTGACCGATACTTATCCTAGCGATTGGGAGAATTTCCCAGTCGTTATTTTTTTAGAAGAACAGAACAAGCCGGGTGATTGGTTTGATGACCAGGAACAAAAATCATCTATCCGCTATAAGGTGGATATCTTTGATGATACCAGCACTAGTGAGTTAGCTGTTAAAATCAATCAGATTTTTGAGTCTTTAGGTTTGCGAAGAACTGACTGCCAAGACGTGCCAGACCCGTCTCATTTGAGACATAAGGTCATGCGTTTTGAAGGTGTCGTTGATTTAGACTCAGAGCTTGTTTTTCAATTTAGAATGGAGAATTAAACATGTTAGCAAATGGAATTACGCTATCTTATGGCGAATCTAAAGAAACTTATACTAAACTTGTTGGATTGAAAGAAGTGCCAGAGTTTGGTATTGAACTCGAAAAAGTAGAAAATACTACTCTTGAAGATAAAGTTAAGAAGTACGAGTTTGGTATTGGGGACGTAGGAGAACTTGAGTACAAGTTCTCTTATAATAATTCAAGTGCAACTGCTCCTTATCGTGTATTGCGTAAGGCAGCGGATGACAAGAAAAAACTCTACTTTGAGCAAACATATCCAGACGGGACTAAGGTTAAATTTGAAGGTCAAGTATCTGTTAAGTTAGGCGGTGGCGGTGTCAATGCCGTTATCGAGTTCACACTTAAGATTGCCTTGCAGTCAGAGTTGGAATTTACAGACGGTGTTGGAGGTTAATTAAATGGCGTTAAAATACACAACTTGGAAAGTTACTGACGAAAAAGAGTTGAAGCTACGTTTGACATCTCATCAAGCTGCAACTGTGGAAGAAAAAATCGGCATGAACTTGCTGAAGATTTTCATGCCTGAAGCTGGCGAAGAGTTCACTTTGCCACCTTTGAAAGTTATGCTGTTGTTAGTTCACGGCGCCTTGCAGCAGTACGAACACGGCTATTCCCTTGAGGATGTCTATGATTTATACGATGAATACGTGGACAACGGTGGAGACCAAACAACCTTCATGACAGAGGTTTTAATGCCACTATTTGAAGTATCGGGTTTTACTCCACGAGGAAGCAAGGACAAGAAAACTTCCAAGAAGAAAATGACAGTAGTCAAGTAATCTTAACGGTAACTCAGATTATTGAGAGGCTTTATCCTATGTTTTTGGACATCGGGGGCAAGCCTCTTGATTTTTGGGATTTGACGGTGCTTGAAATCAGGGAAATGATAGAAAGCTACAACCGTGTCAAAACCCAAGAGCGTAAAGAAAAGATTATTGACTCGTACATACTTTCGCGAATGATAACTAATCATGTTTCCTTATTACTGTCCAATGACGCTAAGATTGTTGAGCTTTGGGAATATGCGCCTGAGTTGTTTGTAGAAGAACAGCAAGCAGTAGAACAGGAACGACAGAGACAAGCGCTTTTGTTGCATAAGGAACGGATGCGTGATTTTGCAGAGAGACACAATCGAAAAAGGAAGGAGGAAGTAAATGGCAACTCTTGATGAATTGAAGGTCATGATTGACGCTGAGATAGCGCCTTTCAGGAAGAAGATGAAAGAAGTCGAGAATCAGGTCAAAGGAACATCTGACCGAGTGAAAAATGCTACTGCCAAAGTTCGTGAACAGTCGAGCTCAATCGGTAGTGCGTTTGGCAAGCTGGCTAAGTTTGCTGGTTTTGCAATCCTTGGTAAGAAATTACTTGATGTTGGGATGTATTCAACGCAGACAGCTCTTGAAGTGTCAGCGTCTATGAACCAAATTAAGCGACAGATGGGTGAGAGTTCGCAATCTTTCTTAAAATGGGTTAACGATAACGCTAATGCCATGAATATGGGTGTGGGCGAGGCTACCAACTACGGTGCAGTCTACTCAAACTTATTTTCTGGATTTATCAAAGATACCAACAAGCTAAGTGCTTATACTGCTAAGATGTTGCAGACATCGGCAGTGGTTGCTGAAGGTTCAGGGCGCACGATTACAGACGTTATGGAGCGGATTCGCTCAGGTTTGCTAGGGAACACCGAAGCAATTGAGGACCTAGGAATCAACGTCAATGTGGCTATGATTGAGTCTACTGAAGCCTTTAAGAAGTTCGCAAACGGACAGAGCTGGCAACAGTTGGATTACCAAACCCAGCAACAAATCCGCCTTATGGCTATTCTGGAACAGGCTACAGCCAAGTATGGGAATACCTTGTCTAATTCTGTAAATGGTCGTATCAGCCTATTTAAGTCGCTGATGAAGGACGCAGCATTGAACCTTGGTAACTCTATGTTACCGATTATCAATGCCATTATGCCTGTCTTGAACTCTTTTGCTATGGTCTTAAAGAATGTTACTGCTAAACTCGCTGAGTTTATCGCTTTGATGTTCAACAAGAAAGCAACAGTGAAAGATGGTGTTGGTGGAGCAGTTGGAGACATGGGTAACGCCATGAAAGACGCTGCAGGCGGAGCAGGAGACCTTGCTGACGCAGTAGACGACGCTGGAGATTCAGCAGGAGGACTTGCTGACAATCTTGGAGACTCCGCCAAAAACGCTAAGAAGGCCGCTAAAGAGTTGCTAGGTCTTTTGGGATTTGAT